TGGACGCAAAGCCAACGTCGATGCTGCGTACGGTAAGATCATTCTGATGGCTGACGCGGACGTTGACGGCAGTCATATCAGTACGCTGGTCCTCGCTATCCTGTATCGTTTCATGCCCAACCTGTTGCGTGATGGCCGTGTGTATAGTGTTCAAAGCCCACTATTCAAGGCGAAGCACAAGGGTCAGGTCTACTTCGGCATGACTCAGGAAGAGGTATGGAAAAAGGCAGGCACAAAGGTTGACCTCACGTACCTCAAGGGCTGGGGTGAAATCAACCCGGATGACCTTAGCGTTGCATTGCGTCCAGACATGCGAACCCTGATCCGCATTGAGGACGCCGACTCTAAGGGTAAGAGAGCGTTTGAGCAACTGCTCGGCAAGAGCGGTGCCTTCCGAAAGAAACTATTTGGGATCGAATGATGAAGCGCAAGACATCGAAGAAAACCAAAGCAACAAGTTCCGCTCCCGACAAGGTCGCAGTAAACGTAATCTCGCAAACGCTGGATCAGTTCAGCATTGAACATTACAGCAGATACGGCAACGCCGTTCTCGAGGATCGCGCGATTCCTGATTACAGGGACGGCATGAGTCCCGTGAACAGGCGCATTCTCTGGTCTGCTCACGAGCTTGGCGCACATAGCAACAAACCGCATGTCAAGTCTGCGCGTATCGTCGGTGACACTCTCGGCCGCTTTCATCCACACGGTGACAGCGCGTGTTACGGAGCCATGGTTAAGATGGCTAACAACGATGGCGTAATCAACAACGTGTGTCACGCGCTGATTGATGGTGAGGGCAATTGGGGTTCGTTGTCCGAGCCTGGATTCGCAGCTATGCGTTACACCGAAGCGCGCCTTTCCAAGTTCGCAGATGCCGTGCTGTTCAATAAGTTTTACCTTCCTGTTGTTGAGAGTGTGCCGAACTACGACAGCAAGGACAGAGAGCCTCTGATTTTGCCAGCACTACTGCCGATTGTGTTCCTCAACGGACGCTTCGGTATCGCTCCTGGTGCAACTGCAAACATTCCATCCTTCGACGCCAACACTGTTCTTGACGTACTGCATTCTGCGTACAGTGGTGAGGAGCTCACTCCGAAACTCCTGTCAAAGACGCTACGTGTTGTATCAACTTTCGGCGGACGCGAGACCGGCAAAAACGACGAACATCGTAAAGCCCTGTTCACTACCAAGCGCGGCCGAGTAGAACTTCACTCGGAGTCAAAGTATGATGACAAGAAGCGAACGCTGACCTTTACCAAGTTCGCGTACTCCAATCTACCGAAGGCTATCGAGAAGATCAGTGCGTTCGACGGCGTACAGAGCGTTGAGGACCTGTCTGATACGAAGGACCGCTACGGCAAACTTGTTGTCACGTTCAAGAAGATTCCAGATGCGAAGCTGAAAAAGTTGATCGCCAAGTGTCAGGATTTCATGTCGGCCCGTGAGAGTTTTGTCCTCAACTTCACGAGAAGGTACAAGGATGAGACTGGCCAGTCTGCGGCCAAGATGCGAGCCATGACGTTGACCAAAGTGTTTACCCTTTGGGTCAAGTGGCGCGCTGCGCTCGAACGCAAGGCTTGTGGTTACTGGATTGAGCAGGATGAGAAGGAGATTCACAGACTCAACCTACTCATGCAGGCTGTGGACCTAATCGATTTCATCGTTAAGATCCTCAAGGACAAGAGCCTTAAAACCAACGATGAGGTCTACAAGACCTATGCGGCTAAAGCTAAGATCAGCGTCGATGATGCTAGGTATGTTCTTGGTCGGCCTATCATTAGTCTGCGGAATCTGGAAAAGCAGACGCTTCTGGACCAGCGTAAGTCCGTAGAGACAAACAAGGCTACTCTGGAGAAACGACGAGACAAGCCGATGAAGTTTATGGCGAAGCAGCTGGATGAGTTCCGACCGTTCTTCAAGGTTTGAACATTCTTATCGGATAGGGCACGGCTCGTTTGTGCCCACCGATTTGACATTTAAGGAGCCTACAAACCTGAACAATGGCAATCTGTAAAGTGCTGTAAGTCATTGATTTGCAAAGAGATTCAGTTGTTGACGACCTGTTAAGATAGCTGTATCATGTGATTAGAGTCAAATGTCAGTTTTGCGTCATATCATGTTCTGGTTTGTGATGCCGATAAATTGTGGGTTTTTCGCACCACCGTATCGTCATGCTAATTTTCATGCCTACACTTTAGTCTGCATGAATCTCTATTCGGACATTGTCCGCTCAACCACTCTATTTTGGGGAATATCACCATGCCAATACTTGGCAGCAAAGTTCTGCAAGACCTAACTTCGGTCGAAAAGGAACTCCTTGGGTTGGTTTCAAACCTTCAAGCCCAAACAAGCCAAAAAGCCGCTACACGTAGCATCAATGACACAAAGAACATCGTAGGCAAATCGTTACAGCGTTTGCCGTCCGGTGAAGCTTCAATCTCCCCAGTTCGCAAATCTCTCACGGTCGTTCTGAATACCTTGAGCGGGCTTCAGGACGGACTTGCCGAAGGCATCAGTCGATCCGACTTCAAGAATGCCGTAGGAAAACTCAAGACCCGCTTTATCCCACAGTTCCGCGAGTCGCTTGACGACCTTTCTAAGAAGGTCAAGTCGAGTCTTTCTCGCCTTTCCGATTCCGGCCTTCTCCAGAGCGGTGAAGTAATCGTTGACGACCTCAACAAGGTTGTAAGCGACCTGAAACGTCTCCAGAAGATGCTTCACGCCGCTGAATCTAAGGGCGATGGCGTTGTATCCCAGCTTGGCATTGCGATTCGTAATAGAATCGATCTTGTCGTCTCCACATACGGCATGTTGCCTTCTGGAGAACAGCTTGATATTGCCGCGGACCTTCTGGCTGTAATCTCTGGTTCACTAAACACCCTGGCTGAAAACGCCACACAAGAAAAGTTGAGCAAGCAGGCGCTGAGGAATCTCGACGCCCGCATTGTTGCGCTCCAAACCGCCATTACCAACATCGACAAGCTGGTCCGAAATGACGTTCTGGTGTTCTCAGACACCAAGCGCCAGAATATCGAGAGTAGGCTAAAGCGCAAAATCAAAGGCAATGAGCCAATCTCCGAAAAGGACGATAGCCACCTGTCGAGCTCTCCTGACGAACACCTTAAGGACAAGATCACCAAGATCAAGTCAGCTAAGGCGAGTCTGCCAAAGTCCATTAGCGGTCCGTATTCGCTCATTCGTTCTCCTGTCGTTGCGATCTTCGATCAGCATGATGGCGGTCGGAAAGATCGCCCTATGGGTACTGGCACTGTCAACAGGAACTTCAACAAGAATGCCCTGCTCGACCAGTTCGGTATCAAGTACGTGATGCTTGACGATTACGTGATTCTGCAGGATCAGGTCATGCTGGCTGTTGACCGCAAGGCCGTTGAAGCCGCCGTGCGAGAAATGTCTGGTCGTAAGCGTTCCAAGAAGAAGGCAAAGGATGATACGTTCGTCCAGTACGCCACTCAGGTAATCGACATGCTCAATGAGCGTGGTTCGCAGCACTTTGGTTTGGTTTCGCGTGTCTACACCGCTAATCCGCGAAATGCAAACATGCTGCTTTTCTGGGTCATGCCGCAGCGCGTACTCGATGCTCTGATCAGGCGTGGTTGGAACAAGCTGACGCAGTGGAATCTCCCGTTCGATCACTAACGGGAGGTCGCCATGACAGATGACCAGAAAGGCAGCGGCGGCAGATGTACCATATGTGCTGAATACTTCTCCGTTCTACATTGGCACCACACTGTGCCTCAGTCACGTGGTGGTAAGGATAGCCTACAGATACCGCTCTGTAGCTCATGCCACAACATCCTACACGCAAACGCCGTCGCGGTTGTTGCGCGCCTGCGTAAATCAAAGAAGCCTGTAAGGAGATTCTGGGCCACACCAGAACAAGAACAACGCGCAAAACCGTACCTTGAGATTCTAGTAAAGGCTCTGATGCTGCCGATTGCCGAAGGGTATTCGGCGCAACATCCTATCCATCTGTCGGTAGATACCGAGTTCTATGAGCTAATCAAGCTCTTGCAGTCAGACCTCGGTACGTCTTCTATCCAAAAGACAATCTATCAATCTATCAAGTTTACCTTATCTGAGAGGGGTCTTGGAAATGTCGGAAGAGAACGGAAAGCCGGAGAAAAATCTAAACTGTGGTTCGTGCGCGGGTCTGATGCGTGACAAGATCCTAGAAAACAAGTGTTCCGAACTCGGACGCTTGCCGACAAGCCGAGCTTGCAGCAGTCATGTTCCCGATGCTTTCTCGCTTTTGCAGGATAATGAATCTCGCCTCATGTCTCTAGTGGACATGGGATCTGTGTTCAGGCGCATGTCTCCAAACGACATGCAGATTCTTGCTGCAATCCTGATGAATGATAGGAAGACCAGGCGCGTCGGCTTCCACTTCATGCAGAAGGTCTACATCCGCATCGCCGGTGCAGCAGGCCGCAACTACATGAGCAACTTCGCCATGGCTTATGTCATCGACGCGAATCGGGAGACAGTTCGTGCGATGTCCGAGACGGCCCGTACGGCAGTAGTGCTACCGAACGACAAGAATAGCCAGAGTCTGTACACGGTGCAACAGTTCGCTGCGATCCGCAAGGAGATTTTCGAGAAGCGGCAGTATGTTGACAATGATGTTGTGATTGACCGCAGCAGGGTAAACAGCAAGGCAATCATTGATCTGGACCGAGCCGATGCTGAAGGCCTTTTGGAATCCGCAGGCGCTCAACGTCGTAAAATCAAGAAGGTGAAGCAAAAGGACGATCTGGTTTCGTTCGTTGCGAAGTTGAGTCGGGGCGTCATTAAGACGCGCAAGGCTGAGGCTTCGCAAGACGAAGAAATCTCCATCAATTGGTGATCGATCTGTTCTGGAGCTTCACACCATGAAAATGCCAAATGGCAGTCTCTGCCAACTGATTGTCTCCAAATTCCACGTATCGCCTAAGTCGGATGAGTTCTATACGGTGTTTGCACACACCATGTCGTATCTGACGTGCGGAATCTCCTATTCGGAGTTTCAGTCTCGTCTTAAGCCTCTGTGCAAGGGTAGATCCTTCAGCGCCAAGGATTTTCGACTGCTGCTTCACCGAACGGAGTATCTGAGCCTTGTCATTAGGCTCTATTCGTATCGTCTCGGTAAGACTCGGTCCGCCGATTCTACTGACGCCAGAAGTTACGCAACGCAGTATGGAATGTTTCAGTGTGATGCCCGCCTGATATTCAAGTTCTGGTGCGAACAGCAGAGGTTTCGGTCTAGGATCAAACGTCAGGTCCGTGAACTTGACGTGGACACACATCTCGACCTGGATGTCCTGCGCGCGACTCTTCAGGTTGTTATGAAGCCAGTGGACAAGTACATAAAGAGTTTTACGTATAGGAAGCTTCGGTTCATCTGCAAGTCACAAAACCTCGACCTGCTTGACATGCAGAACGAACTTGTGATCCGCACGGTAAATGCTTTCCACAAGATGATGCCTTGCACCAAGGGGCCTGAACACGCCGTCAACTACTTGAAGCGAACTGTCCACAATGCCGGCATTAACTTCATCGGCGCTAACACCAGCCTTAAGGCTGGACGTTTGGTCAACAACGATCCGACTAAGGAAAAGCGAGACAGCTTTTCCCTCCTCGTCGTTTCCGAGAATCAGATGAGACCTCTTGGTACAGATGACCAAGTTAGCTACGAGGAGCTGGCTGGTCATAATCCTATAGACCGTGTTGAGATTGAACATAGCGTCGGGTCAATCGTTTCTCAGGTTCGCAAGGGAAGCAAGAAGCACAAGTTTCTAACTATCCTCATGGGTGTGTATGACCAGCAGTTCACTGACTGGCTTCGCGCCAAGAGGTATTGCACTCTCAAGGAAACCAACTGCGAATATCAGGATAGGGTCGATGCGCCCAAGTTCAACATTCTAGTTGGTCGATTCCTCAAGATTGATTCGACTCGCGTAGAGAGCTATATTGCCAGGCTCCGCACGTCACTCGATCCTGAAGATCGTGGCTCAACCGAACCGCTACAGCAAGCGGCTTAAGGAGAGTCTCCATGAGTCTTGTCTCACATCAAGGGCATTACAGCCCAAACGGGATGGTTTGTATGACCTGCGTTGAAGAATCAGAACCGCAGCCGCCGAACACAGACATCGCCTTGTTGGAGAAACTCAGTTTCAACCTCAGTCGTGACCCATCGACCCGTGAGTTCAACTGCACGCTCCGATGGATCATCTATCGAATTGTCGAGGCCAACAAGGGCATCACATACGCCAAGCTCAAGCAGATCCTGAGGGGTGAATACGGTGTCGATAAATCCGTCATGGATACGACGATCAGTTCACTCACCTCTCCAACGCTGCTCAACTGTTTGACAAAGTGGCGCAATCCTCGCATGGAAGATGTCGGTGCTGAAATCGGCATCCATCTATACGTGCGTGAACAAGAGTCTGAAACCTTCACTCAGTGGAAGAACATGGTACTCAAGGAATTTCCTGAACTGGCTACGTTCGTGGCGCCGGTGGATTCCAAGAACAGGACTCGGAAGGTCACCAGATGAAGCTATTTTCTCAGGCTTTGGAGCTCAAAGCAATCCGATCGATTGCTGTTCGCAACGGGTTCCAGGATGAGAGAACATCAACGGCGTTGGCAACTAACGCGCTTGCTATGTCAAGCTCGCTGCTGCTGTCGGCCATTGACGAATCGTTTTTCAACTACGAACCCTGTAGAGCAGCCTACAAACGTATCATTAAGGTTGCAGAAAAACGATCACGCATTCTGGACTACTCCGATCTACTTGAAGATCCAGCTCTAGACGAGGAGTTCCGCGACGTTCTCCGAGAGGAGAAGAAGAAAGGCGTCAAGAGCCTCAGTGAGGCTAACGATCTGCTTCTGGAACTCGACAAGTACCGCAAGCTTCGCGTCATGTATGACAGTGCTAAAACCATTGTCAACAGGTTGAAAGATACGAAGGTTGACCCTGAGGAATTGATTGACTACGCTGCTGGCCGTATTTCAGAGGCGCGCAGTCGTGAGAACCTTCAGGACAAGATTCTGAGTATCGGTCACGACGCAAACGCGTTTGATTTGATCGATAAGGTTCTCGATCCTACGACAGAACTGCTCCACAAAACAGGCTACACCGAGTTCGATACGCGGAATGGCGGCATGCCTTCTGAAGGTGTGTTCATTCTCGCGGGTACTACGTCCGGCGGTAAATCCGTACTGCGCATGAACTTGTGTGAGTACATGTATCGTCATAACAACTTAGACACGCTTACCGTATCCCTCGAAATGAATGCCGAGAAAGAGGCAAGACGCCTCTCCTCGTCGATCAGTGGCGTGCCTTTGTGGAAAATCGCAAAGGGTGTTCTCACGGAGGAAGAACGCACTAAGATCAAGCGCGCGTGGAAAAAGTTCCATAAGCACGGCAAGGAAAACAACTGTCGGTACTCTCTGTTCTGTCCCACTAGAGGATTGACGATCCAGCAGCTGCTAATGCTCATCAAACCTTTCAAGTATCGTGTAGTTGCCCTCGACTACGTGTCCTTGCTTGAGGGTGTTGACGAGAAAGATCAATGGAAAGCGTTGTCATCAATTGTTAGGCAGTGCAAGATTTTCAGTTCCGAGAACAAGTGCCTTGTATTTGTTCTTGCACAGCTTGACAACGAGGACGACCGCATCCGATACTCAAAGGGTATGCTTGAACATGCTGACGGGTGTTGGACGTGGAACTACTCGAAACCTGAGCAGCGCGAGCTACACGAGGTGCCGATCCAGCAGAGAAAGGCGCGCGACCAAGAGTTGTTTCCGTTCACGCTCAAAGAACGGTTCGATGTCATGCGCTTTGAAAATCCCGACACTGCTACATCTACCGAAGCATCCAAGTCGGACGACGACAGTGAGGAACCGACACCATCTAAATCCAAGAAGCATAAGTCTAGTGACAGGCGCGACAAGGCCAATAAACGCGACCGCGACGAGGAAGAGGATGATGACGATAGCCAAAATGTCAAGGCTAGGAAAAAACGCCGAAATGATGACGAGGAAATAGAGTTCGTTGTCGATTAGGAATCCAATATGAACACTCATCTATACACAGCCTGACGAACACAAGGCCGTCCATTTGCGTGGACGGCCTTTCGTCGTTTCAGCACGCCTCAGTCACTATTCGGATTTCACATGAAAACTAGAATCACCGATGCGGAGTTCAGACGCAGGTTCGCCTGCGTTAGTTTTCCTGGAGACGTTCAATACAGACAGCTTGATGGCTATACGCATTCCCATACCAATATGCGGTTTATGTGTGATGTTCATGGCGAATTTCTCAAGCGTCCTGCTTCCATCTTGAAAGGTTCCGGATGTCCATCCTGTTCCATGAGGCCTAGATATACGGTCGAAAGCTTCGTAAAGGCTTTGCGGAAGTCTCAGCTCTTTCTGACAATTCAAGATGATTCCTTCATACGTCTTAGCGTCAAGGCTACCTTTAAATGCGAAAAGCATGGTACGTTTGAACGTAAGGCCTCCGAAACCCTGAAGAAAGGTTGTCCAAGTTGTTCACAAGATAAAGCTAATAAGTCAAGGGTGCTGGGTAAGGCCGTTTGGGATCGTCGCATAAGGGAAAAGCACGGCGATACCATAAGGATGTTAGGACAGTTTCGAGGTGCAAAGAATCATCGACACCGGTTTAAATGTTATGTCTGCTTCAACACTTGGAAAGCTTATCTAGCAGCTGTCGGTTTAAAGGGTAGTGGTTGCCCACACTGCGCGCATCAGAAAAAATCGAAAGGCGGCTTTCGAGTTAAAGAATACGAGAGGGACGGAGTCCTATTCAGAGTACAGGGCTATGAATATCAAGCTATCTGTTGGATACTTGACAACAAGCCAAGAGTAAAGGCGGGCGATATTCTAACCGAGAGTTCCTCTCGTATACCTGTTATACGTTACAAATTTGGACGTAGATATCGCAACTACTATCCGGATCTATTCATTCCGAAATACAATCGAATCGTTGAAGTTAAATCTAACTACACTCTAGGTTTATCTACCTTCAGTAGGCGAAGCCAAAAGATGTGGCGACAAAACCAGGCTAAGGCAAAATCAGCTTTGGCTTCAGGCTACAGATTCACCCTGCTATTGATGACAGAGTCCGGCTCCAGATTCGTACTGCCTAAAAATTGGCACAACATGAAGAAAGAGGACGTGATGACTCTCATGGCGGTTAGGAACGGAGATTTTGTTCCGAGTGGTACTACTAGAAGTTTGAGAACCTTGAGTCTTGAATCCGAAAGACGCCTACGTCAGGAATTGTTTGATGAAAAACAACGAAACAAAACTTGAAACATCCAAGAGAACCAACCGACGCACTAGGCACTACCTACAAGAACAGGATTCGGAAGATGAAGCTCAAGTCAGCGCAAAAGAATCGCGAGTACGAGCCCGCAGTGGGAGCAAACGCCGATCTTCCTGAAGGCATCTTCGGCATCCTCGACGACATTAGTCCGCTGTTTACTCCCGAAAGTCTGCACGAAACGCCGTGGGACAAGGAACAAAAAAGGCGAACGTCGGAAAGACGCAAGCGTGACAGCCGTTCCTACAGGAAAGCTATCAAGGCTCGTAGCTTGGAGATCAACAGAGATGCTTACTCCGACGATCTGCCAAACCTACAATATGAAAACACGATTGAGGTGCCTGAGGAACTCTTGACCAACGTGAAGCGCAAGACCGATATCCGCACTAAGGATTTCAGTCAAATGCTGATGTCGAGAGTCCTGCCGTCACTTCTTGGTTTGGATGCTGCTCAATCTTACGTCACGTCCGCTATGCGCGACGGCCTCGGCATTGAAGTTGAGTTCGACGACTCCGTTCTAGAGGCTGTCAAAGGACTTACCAACCTTGACCTTCTGTTCTACTTCATTCGTCGCTCCTCCCTGCCTAAGAAATACAAGCATCGTTTTCTTTCAACGGTTGTCGAGGAAACAGCAAAATCCGCTGTTCTCAAGATGGACACTAGGGATAAGTCGGAGGCCTCGAAGAAGCACATGAAGGAACTCCAATCGTTGATCGTTCGAGGTGTATCATCCGCTACACGGAAGGAAGACAAGTCTCGCAGAGCAGGCGAGGATGATAATGCCCATATGGAATCTCCGTATGGCTTTGAGATGCCTGCCCGAGAGATTGGAGCCATCCGGACACGTAGGCGGACTTGAAGATCCTGTGAGGTAATCGTATGAAAGTCAACAGTCCGCTGAAGAATTGCTTGTCGTGTGCTAGATACCTGCGGTGCAAGGACCCGGAGAAAAGCGTCCTGCATGTGTGCGACCGATATACCACTGGCGATAGTGGAAGCCAGGATTCCATGCGTCGCCTGTTCGACGCTGTGGAGCTTGACGTGCCCGAGACGGGCCTTGTTCTGCCAAACCAGAGTTTCGGCGATAGCATGTTCTCTGGTAATCTTGACAATTTCGACATCTATTCACTGATCGACGATGCCATCAACTCAAAATCTATCGTAAGTCCTGACCTTAGACTCAACGATGGCGACTTCAAACTCGCCAATAACTTTCTAGAGTTCTGCATCTCCGATCAAGGTCTAAAGACAAAGCCATTCACTGCTCAGGCTCTGATCGGCATTAAGCTGTTTGGTGAATACTGCTACAAGTGTTCCGACGTTGACTACTTTGACAATTACCACGTCAAGGACTCTCTGTCGAAACTCCAGACAAAGATCGCCCTACTGAATCACGGGAAATGCCCGCACTGTAAGCGCACGCAGCACCATTATTTTTCCAAGAATCGGCTGTCCATATACTCAGAGATAGCGGTCGCCGCAGGTCAGCGAAGTGGTAAATCGGCAGTTGTTGCCATGTTGGCGGCCTACATTCTTCATCGAATGTTGAAGCTTCAAAATCCGAATGAGGTGTATGGTCTAGCAAGATCGAACGTGTTTCACGGCACGTTCGTTGCCCTCACATACGCTCAGGCTAAAGACACTCTTTGGGATCCGTTCTACGGCAACCTTCTTGAGAGCCCCTGGTTCCAAGGCTACCACGCCCTTCTCCACGAACATCACGAGCGTACCGGCGAAGAACTGGCTAAGCTTAACGACACGTTTGTTTCGTACAAGCATCGACGGCTTGTCATCTATCCAGCGGGACCTGATAAGCGCACGTTGCGTGGACGAACCCGCTTCTTGGCTGGAATCGACGAAATTGGTTGGTTCGACAATAGCGCCGACACCAGCAAGGTGAAGATGAGCGCAAATGAGGTGTATATCGCTCTGGAGCGTTCGTTGCTGACAGTCCGCGCAGCCGCTCAGAATCTCTGGGAGCGTGGATTTACGGAGATTCCTACAGGTTACTTCCTGAATGTATCGTCGCCCAGCTCAGTGCGAGACAAGGTCATGGAGCTTGTCCGTAAAGCACAGGGCTCGCGTAAGATTCTTGGGTTGATTAGACCAACTTGGGAAATGAATCCGAACGTGACCAAAAAGCATCTGGCCGAGGAGTTCAAAGCCGATCCTGTTGCCGCAATGCGAGACTACGGTGCGCAGCCTCCACTGTCCTCTAATGCGTTTCTCACTAGCGGTCTTGTGACGGGTGTCATAGGCGAAAAGATCAACGGCATCGTCCTTCAACACAAGAATAAGACCAG